AACGAATAGTCGCCATGCCGTTACCAGCTTTGTCCACTTCTGGACGCCAGTAGTTGTCTTTGTCTGAGGAGTTTGTGTCTGAAGCTACCATGCTTTGTAGCTTTTGTTTCATTGCGTCCAGATTGCCTGAACCTTTTTTGAGTTTAGCGAAATCGCTCATAGTATTTCCTTTATTAAACGGAGTATTAACGGAGTATTAAACGGATTATCCACATATTTCATTATATGGTTTATTTAGGCGCCGAGGATAGATTTTAAGTGTTCCAAAGTGGTAGAAGTGTTACGATGGTGAATCGCAATACCGCCAGCCTTTTCCCAATCTTCGATTACACTGTAAGTATCATCAATGATGATTGTGTCTGGTTGTGCATACTTGTACTTGTGTCGTTTGCCTGGAACAAAAATTGGATCTTCCCACACGAAACGATGAGCCTTCAACCAATGTTGTTTTTGTTCACTGATGGTATCCCACACTTCATCATATGCGGTAGATGATAGAATCTGTTTCGGTATTTTCACTGAGTTCAAGTAATCAATCAGTTGTGCAGCATCTTCCATTTGTTCCAATGTTGCAAACTGTTTGGTCTTAATGAAGTCATCAAAGTTCTTACGAAACTCTGAACGGCGAACCTGTTCCGATACATGACCATACAATTCAGTGTAACGCTTTTCAAAGTTGCACAACACACCATCCATGTCAACATAAATCTTACTGATTTTCATAATGTTCTTTCACAATGGCTTTGAATTTAGCCTTATCATAATATAAAAATGGAGTGTACTTTTCAAGTTTCAACTTCCAGTTTGGCCACACAATGTCATCGGAGATTTTCTTTGACCACATAGGAAAGAAACCCATAATGTCATTGAGAATGGCCACAGTTTCAATCATCACTTCGCCTTGCATCATCATCTTTAATAGGTGTGGATAGTCACCATTATTGACCTGAAGAAAGTTATCTGACGATTCGAATAGATGTATTATATCTTGTTCAAACTGGTATGTCAACCGTTGTGTTCTTGTTTGCCACTTCTTATAACATTCCTCACCATCTTCACCAGAAATGGCACCAACCCAACGGATATCACCCTCTAAGAAGTTGGCAACATAATAGTTCTTCAACTCTTCCAGGTTGTATTTGCGTGATAACTTATAGAAGGAGTATTTGTCCCTTCGTTTAAGAAATGTGGATTCAGTGACATTGGTCTTACCATGGTACTTGAAGTAATCATAGGATGATGAGGTGAAATGCAACTTCATTGCCATGTAAAGAACATATGCGGAATAACCGTGATGGTCTTTATATTGAAAACTCATGTATTACAAATTCCTGTGGCCAATTTTCGACAATATGAAATTGTGGTGTGTGATTGTAACCGTCATCGGTACGGTTGCCTTTCATCTGTAACCACAGAATGGGTTTATTATTAGGTGTCACACAACGGAGTGTGGTGCCACTTTGCATAGTAATCCATCTACATTCATCACTAATATACTTAATCAGTTGTTCTGTTTTAAGAATCTTAACCTTTTTGGTTTTCTTATTAACCCACACCAGATACTCAGACTTATCACCCTTATTCAGGCTTTGTATTAGTAGACGAGGTAGTGATTGATTCACATTCACTGTATTCACCCACAACTCAACTTCATTCCAATTTTCGATGTTGGAACTTTTCAGTCGATTGTGGTTCAATTCATAAGTGGTCAACACCTTGTCTTTGTGCCATGAATTAAAAATGGTGTCATTGTTGTCACCCAACCACCTTTCCAATTTCTCAGAAATGTTTGTCGGAATGTTTAGGTCCTCTGTCAGTTTTCTAAGTGTCGTCAGGTGTACCTGTGTATTCTTACCTGATACATTTTTAACCGAGAAGAATGTTTTGATACCTGATTTGGTACCATAGATATCGGTCTTGGTTTTGGTTGAACCATCAGAATCTACATCATCAAAACCAAAAGTTTCAATCAGTATTTTATGGAGAAATTCATTCTTCTCCATATCACGACCTTCATAATATTCAATACTAGACATAAAACACCTTATAGGTCTTTAATCAGAATAATCTTTTTATTCTCACCAGTGGGTTTAACAAACAAAGTTTTCAATTCTTCACCTGTGTGCCATTTCATGGACGAAGCTTTATGTTGTGGTAACCCTGCGGTTTCACCAATCTTCTTCCAGTTATCGGCCAAATAGACAGCGCCATTTTTACCGGCACCGACAAAGGTGATGATGTGATTTAGTTCATCACCATACTTTTGTTTCCATGCATCTGGTGCCTTTTGGCGCAACTGTTTCAACACTTGTGTGCCAGCATTACGAACAGACTTGGAAAAACAAAAACGCCAGTTATTGGCAATGGTATTGAACACACCTTTATATTGTTCTTTGGAGAGTCCAAGATGATTCAAGATATCCTTAGGTGGCGGATATACAGACGAACCAAGACCAATCATACCAATGCATTGTGGTAGTGTTTGTGTGCCGTCCTCATAATAAATCAACCAATCAATTCTGCGACCAACGGATGAATTTGTTGGTACATATGAGTGATGGTTTTCAATAATCTCTTTGACCAAATCTTTTTGGGCTTGGGTTGTCACTTGAACTAATTCAATCATACAGGCAGTCGTGCGGTTTTCTTCAACAGATTAGCTTCTTGAGCTTCTTCTCTGATTTTAGATTTGAGTGCGGAGGAGATTAATGTGGATGCCACATCAACCTCAAGTCCTGTTTGTTCACAGTGAAGGACGATGGCCTCAATTCTGGTCAACCCTTCTCTAACAGACAATTCGTTAATCAAATCACTAAATTCACTTATTTCATTCTTTGTAGGCATTATGTTCTTGTATAGAAAAGATGGTTACCAATTTTAGAAACATATTTCAATTTCCACGGTGGGTTTACCGAGGTGTTATGATAATACATCGACTTTGTTTTGTAGATTGTATCATGTAATTTGTGTTCTGTCAAGGCTTTTCTGGCAACAATCATACATTCTTCCCAGGCACTCTTGCTCCTGATGGGGTAATGTTTCTCGGTCACCCATGAGAATTGTCCTTTTTGGTATACAACCTCACATACAGTCTTAGGAAAATGTGGACTTTGTGTGCGGTTCATTGTAACTTGTGCTACGGCCAGTTTACCTTCAAAAGGTTCAGATGCGGCTTCGTAGTAGATATTTTTGGCCATACATTCAATTTGTTGGCTCAGGTTGATTGCCACTTGTTGTTTCTCGGACAATGGCTCTTGATGTGAAATCACGGGGAAAATTGCGAATAGTGTAACTAGAATGAATTTCTTCATTACTTCTCCTTGTGTGTGTAAAAGGGACCGTAGTCCCTAGTCCTCAGGAAGACTTCTTAGAAACCTTGACGGGTTCTTGGATATTAGACACAAAGCCATTTAGATTTTGGGCTTTAGTGATGATATCTTGTTCTGAGGGAATAGTTGGCAAAGCCGGATGTTCAGGTGGTGTTTCACCTTTGGTCTTTGCAGTATCGCACTTAATGTTCCAATCTTGTTGGATTTTATCTCTTTGTGCGTTGTAGTCATCATATAACATGTCTTTGGCCATTTTTAATAGTTCAAGACGAATTTCAAAAGGTGTCATGTTTGACATAGTTTTCTCCTAATTGTGTGTAATGTGTAATTGATTGGTTATTCTGTTACGAGGAAACCAATCGAAACCCTAGTCAGCGTTTAGGCTGCCAATGCGAAATTTTCTTCATTTGCATTTACTTTATTTAGTTTTTATAACTACTCTGTTAAGTTGTCCATGCCGTTACTAATTACCCTGTCGAAACCATGGCATCCCCATCAAAAACACACTAAACGTGGATCGTCCCTAAATGCTTACTGAATTTTACAGTCGGCTTAGTGTGTTTATGGTGGAGATGGGGGGAGTCGAACCCCCGTCCAGAATACGGTTCTCTTTACTTCATACAACCATAAAAATATTTATCAAATATCAGAAGTTGTGTACATATTGTACCGCAACAACATCCTGTTTAACAGAACCACGGATATTATCAAACAATAGAGCAACACTATCTTTCTTGTTGTTGAATGGGTATGTAACGCCATAACGCACGGTGTGTGTCTTGTCGTTGTTTGTGTCCACATCAACCGCTTGTCTCCAACGGTAACCCAAGTTCAGAACAACTGGACCAACTGCCTTGGTTACACCAGGTTCAACTGAGTAATATGTGAAACGAGTCTTGCTTGAATACTTTTCACCAAGTGCAACTCGGGTATATAGACCGTAATCGGATACAGTCATTTTTGGTGTCAAACCAGCCTCAACACGAGTGCCTAAAGCATAAGTGTTGTCAGTTTGTGTTTGAATAATTGAACCATCAACATCTAGGTTTGCATTAATGTTGTGTTTTACACCAATCTTAAATTGGCGTTGAACATTGGCATCACCTTCTGTGTCTGCCGTAGCAAACATCATGTTCATACTGTCTGCCATTGCAACACTAGATGCCAACAACGCCATAATAGCAATAATTTTCTTCATTTCAAATTTCCTTTAATTAAAAAAAACGGTTATTATTGTGTGAATAACCAACACTCTTATTCCAAATAAAACTCTTTACAAAAAGTAGTTGTACCTGGAGTAACCTTACCTAACAGACCACCTAACTTAGCATGATAGTTATAACCATCATACCACTTCTTGGATTGTTCTGTCAAGTTTATTCTCAACCATTCATCGACCGGATTATATATCTTACTTTTTTGTTTACCCTGATTGTATTTTGGTGATTCTACACCTGGATATATCAGTGAATGTACGAATGGCAATTTAAGAAAAACAAGCTTGTTGTCTTTTGTGGTGTATACCGCACTTCTCAGTGGGTTTTCCACCTCATAGGATACATTTTCTGATTGTTTGATAACAAGTTTGAACTTACCCAATGCATCAGTCTCTACAAAAAGATCCTTGAACAACTGTGTATTCTTCAAATACTTCAAACATAAATGTCCTTGTTTAATCATTATATTGGCATCATCCCAATAAAACATTTCATCGTAATATCCTGGATGGTTCTGCCTTTGTGTTTTAGGTGAACAAGCAAAGTCATAGGTACCATTTAAGAAGATTACAAATTTATGTTTTTTACTGACCATGTCATATTGAATAGACGGTTTACCTTCTCCCCATATCAAGCACATTTTCTTATCTGAATCAACAATTTTTCTATAATCCTCCACATATGACCGAACATCATACTTGGAAAGTGAGGTCATGTTGTTCATTAGGTTGTAATTATAATACGTTTCCTCTCTCGTGTCAACCGTTAGGTTTTTGACGGTATCGTACTGTTGTTGTGAATTATCCACCAGTCTAAACTTGGTACCGTTCAACAGGTTTGAGTTCTCCAGTTTTTTGATGTAGGGTATCGCCTCATGGACAATTTCACCAATACCGAAAGCATTATCATTCTTTGAACCATCAATGGCACCAATCGTACAGATTTCATCCAACTTGATGCCATTATCAATGAATGAATGTAGTATATTGCACGAGTCTATACCTCCACTATACATCAAAACAAGATAGTCATACTTTTCTCTGAGTGCTTGAGCTCTCTGTTTGTATAGAGTTTTGATATCCTCTTTTGGTTCCACTTTCCAGTTGAATGAGTTGTAGTATTCATCATTCAGGTACCACTTCACTGGTTTACCGGTATACTTTGATAATACGGACGCTTCGAACCTAGAGTAAGTGTAATGGTCACCGACTTTGAAATAACCGAACTTATTTTTCGAACTGTTGTTGTGGAACATATTTTTCTAGGAATTCTTTTGCTTCTTGAAAAGATACATTTTTCGGTAGACCTATTGTTAACAGATATCTATCCTTCGTACTCCAGTTAGCAACCATGTGTTCAACCTGTGTGTTAATTAGAACAGGTCTATACAACTCATAGTCTAATGCCCAATTCTCCTGCAACACACGGTTGTTCTTATCTTTGTTCCTGAACAGTGTGACATACTTACCATCAACATCATTTAATAGAATGTTGATTGCACAATTTCTACTAATGTCTCTGTGCCAATCAATGCCATGATTAGGTGACACTCTCATGTAAGCAGCCTTGATGACTTCAGCATAACCAGTTGCAAATTCATCGGAGATTTTTGTATTGAAATGTTCCGCCAAGTCACGCACAAATTTTGTTTCCGAGAAACTTGTAATTGCATGTGATGATTCTGGTACACGCTTACTTTCTTCTGTGTACTGATTTACCATATGTGTATAGTCCCCTGCAAAGGCTTCTTCAACATACATTTTATCCAATAAAGGAAAATGTTTCATATGATAACAAAATTCAATCATCGAATCACCTCAATGATATTGTGTGTTGCGTTGTAACGGTCTAAGAATAGATATTCACCTTCTAGTGCCTTGCCGTAGTTGAAATCAATACTTGAAGGAACATCATAACCTTTTTTGTGCATAGAGGCAATAAATTCTTTATCAGCATTCATGTCGATAAGAACCTTTTTAATTGCATCTTCGTTTAAATTTGTACCAAAGGCCACAGCTGTGAATGATTTAAACACCATTGATTTTTTATGGTCAACCTTTAGAACCTTCAAGTCTGTGTTATCCATGACTGATGCTCTGACTGTGCCAAAACAATCTAGTGTACCTGATAACAAATCCATTGTTGGTTGTGGTGTGGACTTGTATGGAACAATCACCACATTGTTTAGGTTGTTGGTCTTTACAAAGTGATTCATATACAGTGTCACAAACGAACCTGCGGTGCCACAATTCATTGTCTTTGATTTGGACATATTGATAAGGTCTGTGGTTGTATTCATACCACTATCTTTTCGTACAGATAAGACCACATTAGCTGTTGTGATTGGACCCACGATTCTGAAGTCGTTGATGGGGTCATATTTGACGGTCTTATTTGATACCTTCAGTGCAATACTGGTTGCGGTACTAACCATCAACAGTTTATTTGATTGGTTGGCCAAGAAATAGTTGGCTGCGATTTGTCCGTCAGCACCAGGTTTGTAGATAACTACAGATTCAAGATTTCCACGATTGTGTAGTTCTTCTTGTAGTGTTCTTGCGGCCGCATCAACTGGACCACCTGGAGGTACTGGTACAACAATCTCTAATGTTTGTGCTGATGCAAATGTGGTAACAAAGAGACATAACAATAACAATTTTTTCATTTTTCGAATCCCATATCAGTGAAGAATTTTTTATCTGTTGATTTTAACACAGAAATAATTACCTGTCTATCTTTTTCTGGTATATTTTTGGCAAACATTTTATACCAACTTTTATCTTTACCCAGTCTAATGTTGTGTATAGCCAGATACTTATCATTCTCGGTAAATTGTTTTGATCCATAAGAAACTACGGCATAGGCATCAACGGTACCAGAAAGTAAACCCATCATACCTTCTGCACCAGATTTGTATGGTACAGTCAAACATCGTAATGTTTTATCACACATTTTTGCAGCTGCCATA